AGCTTTTGCACCAGTAAATCAGATTTTAGGGTTATTAAACTTTTAGGAGTTATATATGAGTAGAAGTAGAGAAAACGTAAGACAAAATAAGGCAATGCAATCAATTTTACGAGGTGAAACACCAGAGAAAAGAATCTTTATTACTAAAGAAGATAAAGAGTTCAAAGAGAAGATGCGATTGGAAAGAGAAGCTGAAAGAAAAAGAATTGATGAAAAATTTGAAGCTACAAAAGAAGCTAGAGTACCTTGGTTTTGTCCTGAATGTAAGGGAGTGATGAAAAAACGTTTAGATGATAGAATGTGGTATTTATATGGTCATTGTTTTGATTGTCAAGTAAGTGTTGAAAATAAACTGAGAATAGAAGGTACATATGATGAATGGGCGGAAAAAAAGATTATTGCTAATAAATTAGCTTGGTTAAAAGATCAAAAACAAAGTATTGAAGAGTTTAAAAAACAAGATAAAGTAGAATTTTGGGAACAGATTAGACCCGATGGATATTCTGTGGATAAAGAAAAGTGGAATGTAGACTTTAACAACGTAAAAAAAGAAGCTGATGAAGCTTTAGAATATCTACAAAAAATTGAAGATTCTTTATTATAGTATATTTATATATGGAATAGTATAACGTAATTTATTAATTTTTATTAGGAGAAAATAAATGGCAACAATTACACATGGTTCAAGTGGGAGAACAGATCATTCTGGTACATCAGATCGTACTGTATCTACTGTAAAAGATGATGCGAGATTCAGTACAATTAAAACACAAATATCTGGTTCAACTCATTATACTGGATCATTAAAAGGTTCAAGTGGATTCATTATAATTAACGCAGGAAATTCAACAATTTGGCCTACAGCGGGTGATTCTATAGCGGCTTCTAGTTTGACAGCTAAAACACTTTATGAAATAGGGGTAAAACAAATAAGTGGAAGTGGTACTATAAGCGTACTATATTAATATGGAACGAAACTCAAAAGGTCAGCTCAAAGATGCAATTAGACAAGAGTATGTAAAGTGTGCTTCAGAGCCTGTTTATTTTTTGAAAAAGTATTGTGTGATACAACACCCGATAGAAGGTAAGATACCTTTTAATCTTTATAATTTTCAAGAAAAAACAATTGAAGATTTTGTACAACATCGTTTTAATATTATTTTAAAGGCGAGACAGTTAGGTATATCTTCTCTTACTGCAGGATATTCTTTATGGATGATGACATTTCATAGTGATAAAAATATATTAGTAATTGCTACAAAACAAGAAGTTGCTAAAAACTTAGTAACAAAAGTTCGAGTGATGCACGCAAATCTTCCAGGTTGGTTAAAACAACAATGTGTTGAAGATAATAAGTTATCACTTAGATATAAAAATGGTTCTCAAGTAAAAGCAGTAGCTAGTGGTGAAGAAGCAGGACGTTCAGAAGCGCTATCATTATTGGTGTTAGATGAGGCGGCGTTTATTCCTAAAATAGATACAATATGGGCTGCTGCATCACAAACATTATCTACTGGTGGACAATGCTTGGCATTATCTACCCCGAATGGAGTTGGTAATTGGTTTCATAGAACTTGGATGGATGCAGAAGATGGACTGAATGATTTTAATTTTACTAGATTACATTGGACGGTTCATCCAGATAGAAAACAAGAATGGAGAGATGAACAAGATAAATTGTTAGGACCTTCATTAGCGGCTCAAGAATGTGATTGTGATTTTATCACTTCAGGACAATCAGTAGTTGATGGTGTTATTTTAGAAGAGTACAGAACGACACAAGTTAAAGAACCTATAGAAAAACGAGGAGTTGATAGTAATGTTTGGATATGGGAACCACCGAATTACACAAAAGATTATATAGTATGTGCTGATGTTAGTCGTGGAGACGCAACAGATTATTCAGCTTTTCATATTATAGATGTAGAAAGTTTAGAACAAGTAGCAGAATATAAAGGTAGAATGTCTACGAGAGATTATGGGAATTTATTAGTTAATATATCAATTGAATATAATAATGCATTACTTGTTGTGGAAAATAATAATATTGGTTGGGCAGCGATTCAACAATGTATTGATAGAGAGTATGATAATTTATTTTATATGAGTAAAGATTTACAGATAGTAGATGTACATAGACAAGTTAATAATAAAATTAATAAAATAGAAAAACAATTAATTCCAGGGTTTACTATAACTCAGAAAACAAGACCATTAGTTATTTCAAAATTAGAAGAATTTTTTAGAGAGAAATTAGTAATTGTACATTCACAAAGATTAATTGATGAACTGTTTGTATTTATCTACAATGGTAATAGAGCAGAAGCTATGTCAGGATATAATGATGACTTAGTAATGTCTTATGCTATGGGGTTATGGATAAGAGAAACGGCTTTACGATTAAGAGCAGAAGGTATAGAATTACAAAAGAAAGCAATGAGTAGTATAACATCAAATCAAGGTGTATATACACCAACAAACAACCAAAATGATACTTGGGTTATGGAAACCGGTAGAGAAAAAGAATCATTAGAATGGTTAATTAAGTAAAGAGGTAAAAATGGCTGACACAAGTTTAAGATCAAGATTACAACGATTATTTTCAACTAACGTTATAGTAAGAAACGTAGGTGGTAGAAAATTAAAAGTAGCTGATACAAGTCGTACTCAAGCTGCAACTAGAAGTAACCTTGTTGATAGGTATCAAAAAATATTTACAGGTGCTGGTTTAAGTGGTTATTCAGATTCGTTATTAACAAAATCAATGAGATTGAATTTGTTTAAGGATTATGAGTCAATGGACAATGATGCAATTATATCAAGTGCACTTGATATTTATGCAGACGAATCTACAATGAAAAGTGAGTATGGGAATGTTTTAGAAATTAATACTGATAATGATCAGATTAAAGAAATACTTCATAATTTATTTTATGATATATTGAATATTGAATTTAACTTATGGCCTTGGGTTCGTAATATGTGTAAGTATGGTGATAATTTTTTGAAGTTAGAAATTGATGATAAATATGGTATTACAAATGTTGTTCCAATGTCTGTATATGATGTATCAAGATTAGAAGGACTCGATGAAGAAAATCCAGAATATGTTAAATTTTTAATTGAATCAACAACAAGTCAACATAGATATAAACCTGAAAAAAGTGCTACTCGTGAAGAATTAGAAAATTATGAAGTAGCCCATTTTAGATTACTATCCGATTCTAATTATCTTCCATACGGTAAATCACAAGTTGAAGGTGGTCGTAAAATTTGGAAACAATTGACATTGATGGAAGATGCTATGTTAATACACCGTATAATGAGAGCTCCAGAAAAAAGAATATTCAAATTAGATATTGGAAATATACCTCCCGCAGAGGTTGATAATTATATGCAAAAAGTTATTAATAAAATGAAAAAAGCTCCAGTAGTTGATGAAGACACGGGTGATTATAACTTAAAATATAATATGCAAAATATTACAGAAGATTTCTTTTTACCAGTACGTGGTGGAGATAGTGGAACAAGTATAGAATCACTTCCTGGTTTAACATATGAAGCAGTAGAAGATATTGAATATCTTAAAAATAAGCTCTTAGCCTCTTTAAGAATTCCAAAAGCATTTCTTGGATTTGAAGAACAGATTGGTTCAAAAGCAACACTTGCAGCAGAAGATGTTCGTTTTGCGAGAACTATTGAAAGAATTCAAAGAATTACAATTTCAGAACTTACTAAAATTGCTATAGTTCATTTATATGCACAAGGGTATCAAGATGCAGAATTAGTAAATTTTGAATTGGATTTGACAAATCCTTCAACTATTTATGAAGAAGAAAAGATTGAATTGTGGAATAATAAAACTTCATTAGCATCTTCAATGATAACTGATGGTTTAGTTTCTACAGAATGGATTTATAAAAATATTTTTAATTTTACTGAAGATGAAATTAAAGAACTGGATGGTCAAATTGTATTTGATTATAAACAGAAGTTTCGTAGAGCTCAGATAGAAAATGAAGGTAATGATCCATCAAAGAGTGGAGAAGCTTCGGGAACACCGTCTGATATGGCAATGGGTAGAACAAGTCATGAATTAGACGATTTGGGTCCAGAAGGTGGGTCGCCTCCTGGTGGATGGAATGGTGCAGGAAGACCAAAAGAAGGTCCAAAATATGGAAAAGATGATAGTGCAAGAGGTAGAGACCCATTGGGTGCACATGATAAAAGAAAAGCTGGAAGTGGTTCTCCTAAATATGGAAAACCATTAGCACTCTCTCACTATGATAAATTGAAAAAATCAATGAATTTTGGCAAATATGATAAAAAAATTATAACTGAAGCATCAGAAGTTGAAGAAGCGTACAAGAATGAGGTAAGTTCTTTAGGTAAAGATGTATAAATGAATAATTATTGTGTAACTTTATATTTATTTATGAGTAAATATAATTAAATATTGGAGTAATTAGTAATGGCTCGAAAATTAAAACATTCTAAGATAAAGAATACGAGTATTCTTTTTGAATTATTAACAAGACAGATTACAGCTGATGTATTGGACGGTAAAAGTACAAGATCAGTTAAGATTGTAAAGAAGTATTTTAACGAAAAAACTGAATTGGGAAAAGAATTACAGTTATATCGTGTACTTGCTGAAAAACATTATGAATCAGCTGATAGAGCTACTTCTTTATTAGAAATGGTTATTAAATCAAGATTAAAAATGAGTAATAGTGTTTTGCGTCGTGAAAAATTTAATTTAATTAAAGAAATTAAAGAAAATTATAACGCAATTGATTTTTTTAATGGCCGTATTTCTAATTATAAACTTTTAGCTTCTATTTATAACGTATTTCAAGCAGAAACTTCAAATGCATCTTTTGACCCTGAAGCAATTGTTAATTCTAAATTTACTGTTTTAGAACATATTACAAGTAAAAAATTAGATGCAGAAGAAGCTAAATCGCACGTCTTAAAAGAATATAATAAAACAGATAAAGATTTAAGATTATTAGCATATCAAATACTTGTTGATAAATTTAATCAAAAGTATAAGACATTAGATGAATCACAAAAAAATCTATTGAAAAATTATATTAATAATGTTAGTAATACAAATTCATTACGAGAATTTGTAGATAATGAAGTTGTTAAAATTAAAAAAGAATTACAAATACATTTACCTAGAGTGAGTGATGAAATTACTAAAATTAAATTAACTGAGGCAGTGAATCAGATAGGGAATTTAACAAAAGGTAAAATAGTAAAAGATAAACAAGTTTTAACGTTAATGAGATATTATGAAATTATTAAGGAGATTAAAAATGTCCATGTCGATTGAAAGATTACGTAATTATATTAAAGAAATAATTAAACAAGAATTAGATGAAGCGTCTGTAACAGGTAATATAGATGGTGGTGAAGGTCCACCCAAGACTCCTTATGCTTTTAAGAAAAAGAAAAAGAAAAAAGACGAATCTATGTCTGAAGCTAAATTTCACGTAAGAACTGATTTTGGTAGTATTATAATTGACGCCGGTTCTAAAGGTGAAGCTAAGATGATAGTAGCTAGAAAAATAAAGGGTGGAGTTAAAGGTATTCAAAGTGTTAATAGAGTTGGTGTATCTAAGGCAAAACAGGTTAGTAAGAAACTTGAAAATGTAACTGAAGGTAAATACCACGATTACAGAAATGATGAATCACTAACACCGAAACAAAAAATTGGTTACTCGATGAGAGAAGTTCGAAATAAATTAACTGAGTTAGATAAACTTGTTAAAATGAATGTGAGATTTAAAAACGAAGTAGGAGTTGATTCTTCATCCTATTGGAAAAATACTCACAATGCAATGAAAAAAATTAGTGAAAGGTTAGTAAAGCTAGCAAATAAAGTCGGCCAACTCTATTAATCTTTATTATGAAAAAACCATCGTGGAATACAGATGGGCTTAATTTTTTAGGTAGATTGTTAAGTCTATCTAATTTAAAACGCCGTTGGCTCATAGAAGAGACAAAAATAAGAGGTGAAGAGCCAAATAAAGTTGAGACTATCAATTTTATTGATAAGTGGATTAAAAGGCTAGAAGGCTTGAAAAATGAAATTATTAAAACAAGAAGTTAAGGTAAAAATATGAAACAACTATTAGTAGATTATTTACCGTTTGAAGTAAAACAAGAACAAATTACCGAATCCATGAAAGAAAATCAAGGGAGATTAGTTGTTCGTGGTGTTTTACAACGAGCAGAATCTAAAAATCAAAATGGTAGAGTGTATCCACGTGAAGTTTTAATGCGAGAAGCTAAAAAGTATTCCAAAGAATTTATTGATCAGAATAGAGCAATGGGTGAACTGGATCATCCTGAAAGTTCAGTAGTCAACTTGACTAATGTTTCTCATAATATTAAAGAAATGCATTGGGAAGGTGATAATCTATTAGGTACAGTTGAAGTATTAGGCACACCCTCTGGTAATATATTAACAGAATTATTTAAATCAGGAATTAAACTTGGTATTAGTTCTCGTGGAATGGGTTCAGTAGAAACTGTTAGTGAAGGAGACGGTGAACCAGCACAAGAAGTACAACCCGATTTTGAATTAATAGCGTTTGATTTTGTTTCTAACCCATCTACTCATGGAGCGTTTATC